ATTGTTGATAATAACATAGTTGGTGTAGTAATAGCCCAATCAAAATATCTAATCGAAGTAATATTATTTGGTAATATTTTATTATGAATGCTATAAACAAGATATAAATAAAAAATAAATTCTATTATTTGTACCAGTGTTTCTAATTTGAGAGCTGATTTTAAGATTTCATCTTTTTTATCTAGTTTATAACTTAAACCTTTAATACCAACAATACCAGTAATTAATTGTATAAATAATGATGAATATGATGTTAAATTTAATAAATTCATTAAATTACTTTATAAAAAATATAATTAATTTATTTACACATTTTATTATTAGAATTTCCAGCACGATCTGCTAAATAATTAAAATCATCTTTAGTAACACATAAACATCCACTACCTTTGCCATAGTTACATGTTAAATTTGATCCAATATAATTCTTTAATTTATCTTTTGGAATTGGTCCTTGTTTTATATCATGTGGAACAGGCCATTGATTATGATTACAACATTGTTTAGAACACATATTTAGATCTAATTTTTGAATTGTACTAGTACCATTTTCAAATTTTTCTTTTAATTTTTTTAAATCTTTTTCTTGTTTTCTTTGGAGATTAGGTAAAACGAATAAATAAAAAAAAATGGCACCTAATAATACAACAAAAAGAATTAAATTATTATTATTTTGGCTTTGCATTATATATATAGATTAGATTTTATATATTTTATTTATTTTCTAAAGTATTAATAATGAAACTATTAGATAAAATAAAACAATTTAATGAAAAAAAAAATAAGGAAATAACTAAATTATTAAGTCCAAGTAAAAAATATAGAATAGATTTTTTAAAAAATAATAAAAATAAAATGGGTATTTATGATAATAATAAACTAGAAATTGTTGGAGATTATAATTTTTATGGTATTTATCAACCTTATACTAATTTATGGATATGGGCAAGCTCTATACCAGGAGTTGATAAAAAACATATTAAAAATATAGAAAAAATAAAAGCTTTTGATTACTTATTTGAAGATGATACGAATATAAAAATATCATTTTATTATCAATTATTAACACAAGATGTAATTTTAATAACGAATGAAAAAATGATCAGTTGGATTAATGAATTATTATTATATTTATCTAATGATTTGTTTTATTTTAATCCTATAAATTCTGATCAAAATATTCAATTTATAACAATATCAAACATAAAAGAAAAATATATTTAAATTTTGATCTGTTTATTTATTCTTTTTTTATCTTTAGATGCTAAAGTATTGAATTCAGTTGTTTTATCTATTTTTAAACATAACTCAATTTCTTTAATAGATATATCTTTATTATAACCATTTAATATTTTAATTAATTCTTGCTCTCTTCCTTCTTGTATTAAATGATTACAAATTTTATTTAACATTAAAATTTCATTATTTGATTTGTTATTAATTATTTTTAATAAATTAATTATATTTTTTCTATTAATATTTTTAAGAGAAGTTTTATTTAAATCAGAACTAAATTTAATATCTTCTTTAGAAATCTTATAATTAGATATATTTTTACATATCCAATAAGATGTATTCAAACATGTATAAAAACCATGTATATTTTGAAGATACCAATTTTGATCCGTATATATACTCGTTTCAATGTTATCACCCCTTGAAAGTGAATCAGATACTTTAACAATGTTATAAATAATATTTTGCCATGAATCATTTGATTTATTTAAAATTTTTTTTAAATAGTTTTCATGAATCATTAATGGTAATAATACTTTTTCAGATTCATATAATTTAATTATACTTTCATAATCTAAATAGTTATTTAAAATTCTTTCTGTAGAATCAAATAAACCAACATCTATATTTTTTTCTCTTGATTTTTCAATGAATTCATTAATTTTTAAATTTGTAACTCTTCCATTTGATAAATGATAAGATAATTCTTGAAATAAATTAATTAATCTTCTGATATCATTTTGTGCAAATAAAATTAATTTATAAATAAGATTATCACTTTCCCAAATTATTTTCTCAGATGAAGATATTTTTTTAACTAAGTGTAATAATTCTTCATTAGTTGGATTAGTAAATAATATTTCTTTACAAGTCTTCTTTAAATCATTTAATAGTTTAGAATGTTGATTATTTGAAATAAATATGAGAGGAAAACTTTTTAATTTATTATTATTTTTAAAAATATCCATAATATATTTTTTTTCACTAGTGAGTGTAATATTTTCAGTTTCATCAAAAATTAAGGCAATTTTATTAGTTTTATTATCTTTAAAATTTATTTTTGAATAAACAGAATTTACAAAATTATAATAATCATTAAAATCATCTAATATTCTATGATCTTTTATCTCATTGGGATTTATTATTCGTGGAATATAATTTAATTCATTTAGCAGTAGTTTAATAGTTAATGTTTTACCCAATCCCTGGTTACCTGATATAATTATACCTTGACTCTTGTTATTATTTAAATTAGTTATCCATTCTCTTAAGCTTTTAATTTGATTTACATTACCAATAATATTATTTAATGTTGATGGCTTATATTTATTTATCCATAAATCATTATTAATCATCATATATAAAATATTGGTATTTATTCTTTATAATGAAAATTTAATATTTTTTTAAAGTAATCATATATGGTTTAATTATTTTACAAATTTTTTAAGAATATTATATATTTGTTAATAAAAAACTTTAAAAAATATAAAATAAAAAAAAAAATTTCTAATTCAATATATATAAAAATGGATTCCTCCGATGTCAAAAATAGAAATCGTCCTTCTAATAGTGATTCTGTAGATGATGAAGTACAAAAACTATTCCGTAAAAATAATGGTAAAATAACCACAGAAGATTTTATTAAATTAAGACAAAGATTTAATGATGAAGATTTAGTCGATAAAATTCAAAAAGCTTATGTTGAAAAGCATCTTACTATCACCAAAAAAGCAAAAAAATTTGCTGAACTAATACGTGAAAAATATTCTAATCAACAATATCCTTTTCATATTTTATTAGAAAAAGCTCGTTTATTTAAAATAAAACATGGTTTATCTGAAGATGAATTTACAGAATTTCAACGTATTTATGAACAAGAATTAGTTGGAATAAAATCACCTGAAGTAGTTGTACCTGCAACTAACATTATGAAAATTTTAGGTTCTGTAAATGTTGATTACCAAGGTTTTACTTCTAAATTAAATGATAACGACTACAAACACTTACAAGAAATCTTAAAATTATATGCTAGTTCAAAACCTCTTCATGCTCAAGTACTATTACAATCTATGCAATATAATGATTGTGACTTTGAAGCTTTAACCGGTGAATACAAACCTGAATTAGGTCATCGTCCAGGTGATTCAATACATCCTGTTATTGCAGCAATGTTCATGCCCAAAATTGATGTATTAGAAAATCACTTTATATTTTCAAATATTGCAGGTATTGTTAAAGCTCGTTATAACAATGAAAGATTAATTAATCGACCAGATTATGAATTATTTTATGCTTTAACTCAAGATCCCAACGATGTTGTATGTGATAGTCGTTCAACCATGCTTGATTTATTAAACCGTGCTCAAATTCAAAACCAATTATGGAATAGTATTTTAAGTTTACGTAACGGTCAATATTATAGCGCACAATTTCGTGATTTCGTAGGAATGATAGATATGTGCAGACTTAATAAACATGATACTCCTGACTTAGTTTATGGACGTTATGATGGAACTATCTTAAAGAGATTATTATCTACTTTCTCTTTCCGCCCAACAATTGTTACTACTACTCCAGTATACCAAGTTGTAAACCTGAATCCTTATCAACAAAATGTTCGTCCTCTTGTTACAGCTGTTCCAATGATTAATTTTAGACTTCCAACTTCTCTTAATGATGATTCACCCAGAAGCTTAAATGAAGCTTTAGAACAACATCAATTTTTCTTAGAAAATGGTACTCTTGTACCTCGTCACACATCTTTAATCTATTCTCGTGGTGTTTTATTCTTTTTCGTCGATAGACGTGCTAATGTAATTAAATTTAATGATATGGCACCATTTAATATTTCAAGAATGCCCTTAACAGTATCAGGTTTTGAACGTATTAATGATCAAATAGTAGATTTTGAAACTTCTTTTGAAATTAGAGGTGATACTTATCAACTTCGTTCAGTAGTTTTAGCTGAACTTAATAGAAATTCAAGTGAAAAAAATATTGTTGTCGGATCTTCAGCAATTTTCATGCTTCATCCAAATGGAAATTCATTCACTTCTGAGTTCTTTAAATATGATCCTATTTCTGTTGCTGATGCCTACATTGATCCAGCTACTCAAACATTTAAAAATCGTAAACCAGTAAGCATTTTATATGGTATGCCAAGTATGGATAATAAGGGGTCTTCATTTATTGAAATGGCACAATCTCGTGGTATTGTATTTATGTATCAAAATATTAAAGTTAATGAAAATCCTGAATTACTTTATTAAATATATTTATTTTATTCAATAGGTTAAAATAAATAAATTAATTTTTTCTAATTAAATATAATGGCAACAAAAGAAGTAGGATATGGTACAGCAAAGTTACCAATTAAAAGATTTGATATACAAGGTATGGTTGATCATTGTACTATTGCTATGATAGCTAAACGTGCTACTGGTAAATCTTTTTTAACTAGAGAAATAATGTTTCAGAAAAAAAATTTAGCTGCTGCAATTGCTATTAGTAGAACTGAAAAATTAAATGGATTTTATACTGATTTTATTCCTGATTCTTATATTTATTCTGAATATAATAGTGATATTTTAACAAGAATTTATGAAAGACAATCTAAAATGAATGAAGATAATAAAAATAGAATTAAAAATGGTAAGAAACCAAAAGATGATTCTATAATGTTAATTATGGATGATTGTATGAGTGACAAAAGATGGCTTAAAGATCCTAATATATTAGAAATGTTTTTTAATGGAAGACATCATCATTTATCATTTATATTAACAATGCAATATTCTGTAGCTATTCCACCAGAAATGAGGTCTAACTTTGATTATATTTTTTTACTAGCAGAAGACACAATTACTAATAGGAAAAAATTATACGAACATTATACAGGTATGTTTCCTACTTTTGATATATTCCAACAGGTTTTTTCAGATTTAACAGAAAATTATGGTATGATGGTTATTAATAATCGAGTTCATAGTAAAAATATTACTGATAAAGTTTTTTGGTATAGAGCTAAACCAGTACCTACATTTAATGTTGGATGTAATAAATTTAGAAGATTTCATGATGAAGCATATGATTCACAGTGGAACAAACGTTTAGAAATATTTAATCCTGAAAGTTTATTTTCTAGGAAAAAAAATTCAGTACGTGTCACAGTTATTAAAAATTAATTATATTTTTATAAATATAATTAAATTAATTATCACCAATAATTTTTGGACCATTTAATTGGGAGGAAAATGTATCAGTATTTTTTACTTGATTGCTTAAATTTTCAATTTCAGTATCCAATTCTGATTTCTTTTCTTCCATCTTCTTAATCTGACTTTCAATTTCAAGAATATTCTTTTCTAGACTTTCTACTTCAGTATTATCCTTAGCTTTGCTTACTTGCTTCTTTAAATCTTTAATAGTATCTTGTCTAGATTGTAAATTATCTAAAATATTCTTTCTAACCATTTCATTCTTACGTTGTTCATGATATAATTTAGCCTTTTCTTGGTTCTCAAGATAACCTTTCATCATTTTATTTAATTCTTCATTTGCATATTCAGAATCTTTAACAGCTTGAGAATCTGGATTAGGATCAAATGGTAACCATTTACCCATTTCACCAACAAAAACATTAAATGCTGGATCTATTGCTTGAAGTTTTTTACAATGTTCACAAGCTTCTTCATACTTTGAAAAAGCACCACGAACCTTAACACCAGATAATGTAGTCTTGTTTTCCTTATCAGTTAAAAATGATAAACAAACATATTTTTGATCCCACGGAATAATTGAATCTTCGGTTAAATAATCTACTTTTGACATTAAATTAATTATTAAATTATTCTTTAAATAAATTTATTTAACAAAAATTTTACCTATTTTATCTTTTTGATCAAAAGTTTGATATCCCATCCATAATGATGGTTGAGAAAACATCTTTTGATATTCTTTATTAATACTATAATCATAAATTGTTTGAGATCGTCTAATTAATTTATTTCTATATTGATTTAATTTATTTTTGTAATAATTTAAATAACCATTATTTGAAGCTTTAGTAATATATATAGTCATTAATATTATTCCAATAACCAATATTAATAAAGATATATTATAAATAATATGATTCATAATTAATTTAATTTAGAATTTATTTTTTTTACTTAAATGAACTTATATATTCCCAATTGAGATACTTACATATTTTTTCCCATAATTGATCATTTTCCATAATTTTATCAGAATCTTTATGTAACGGAAAGCAATCTAATAAATGATCTAATTCTAATAATTCACAAAATTTATGAAGAACATAAGAATAAGATAAAAAATTCTTACGATCAGGATGTTTATATATTTCCCACGGATCTTGAACTTTAAAAAACATACTAATAAATAATTTTTCCATATCTCTTGTAATTTTTGGAGGAGGAAGATTATTTAACTTATTTATAATATATGCTATATGTTCATAATAAATATTATATTCTAATTTTTTAAGTATACCTTTCATTTTTTTTTTATCTAAAGTTGATAAATCAGTAATTCTTCTTTTATTTAATTCTTTAACTATATCAATAAAAACATTTTCAGGAATATCGGGGCTTTGCTTTGCTTGAAATTGATTAAGCCATTCTCTAAAATGATTGACTTTTCTATATGGTGAATAATCCTTAATTTGACGCTCTTCATCAAGAATTATCATTTCACTATCTCCACAACATGGACAAATATAAGCACTTTCAGTCATATCAAGTATTTTTTCTATTTTACATTCAATACAATATTTAATTCTATTAGAACCATCGTCATGATTTATTCTAATACCATCAACTCTTTGACAATATTTTTCAAATAAATTTGCTCTATTTACTATTTTATTTTCATCTTGATTGTTAATATTTTTTTCTTTTTTTGTAAATAAGAATTCCAAAATATTTTTTGATTCTTTTACATTTATTTCTTGAGTATCACGCATTTCATAATAATCAGAAATTAAATCTCCTGCATTATCATAATAATCCATTTCATCATAATTATTAGATATAGATTTCATTTGTAACTCTAATAAATCTTTTTTATCTAATAAACTTGCTCGATGTTTTATATCTTCTATAGTAAAAGTATCTCTTCTTTCATCCATCGAAGTGATTTCATGATTGATATTTATGATTTGTTGAGAAATATCATTTTTATCATTACGTTTTTGAGAGAAATATTTAACCATAATTCTATGTTTATTATCAAGAGTATTAGTTTCTTTTAAATTAGATTGTTTATTTTCCTTGTATTTTGAAGTTTTTTTGGTACTTGACATCTAAATATTAATTGTATATTATAAAATTACTTTAAATAAAATTATCTATATTTTATTTTTATACCTTTGGAAATTTTAAATGCTGATTTTATATGCAAAAAATAAAAATTCAAATAATGTAAAAATGAATTATATATATATAGATGTATTTGTTAATTATTGTTAATTATTATTATAATTTATATTTTATTTGGAGATAAAAAAGAAAATTTTAGCTGCCCAGTTGGAAAGACATGTTGCCAGTATGGTTATTACGGCGAGCATCCAAATTGCAATGCGTGCCCCAGCGACAAGCCTTTCAGCCCCAGCGGTGGGCCTAACAGCTGGTGCCGCTGCCCCAATGAGACAGAGAGCTCGTGTTTCGCATGCTCCAACGTTTGCCGTCCTTTCAAACGCGAAACAGGCCAATGCACTGCGCTATGCTCCACTTGTAAAGTAATAACTGTAAAAGGAGTTAAAAAACCAAGCAATTGTTAAATATTTATAATTTGATAATATAAAAAATATAATTATAATTCTAGTATAAGTTAGAATATACAGAAAAATATAATAGCTGATGGACACTAAATATGACGATATAATACATCCAAAACCTATATTTGAGCCAAAAGAAAGATATCAAGAATGGATAGAATTATGTAAAAATTTGATTATATGTTAAAAAGGCATCAAGTAGAAAGTTAAAAATTATCTATAAATAAATCGGCATTTTAAATGTGCAAAGGTGTAAAAAGTGTAAAATCGTAAAATAACATTGAAATTATTATAAAAATATTTCTTTTTTTTATATATTTAATTTATTTTTTAAGGAAAGGTTTTTTTTTTTTTAATATTTCTAATTATTATTATATTTAAATGGGTGGTGGCTTAATGCAACTTGTTGCTTATGGTGCTCAAGATGTTTACCTTTCAGGTAATCCACAAATTACTTTTTTTAAAGTCGTATATCGACGTCATACAAATTTTTCTTTTGAATCTATTCAGCAAACTTGGAATAATCAACCTAATTTTGGTCGTACTGTTTCATGTATTATTAACAAAAATGGAGATTTAATTACTTCAATATATGTTTCTATCAAATTTAATAATATCATAAAAAAAGACAGTTGGGGGTTTGTTAGGCGTTTAGGTCATGCTTTAATTGAATCATGTAAAATTGAAATTGGTGGTTCTAAAATTGATGAACACTATGGTAATTGGTTAAACATATGGTACGAATTAACCCACAAAACTGGTCAAGAAAATAGTTATGCTAATATGATTGGTGATGTTCCTGAACTTACAAATATTAATAAGAAAAATATTAAACCTTATCAAATGTATATTCCTTTACAATTCTGGTTTAATAGAAACAATGGTTTGGCATTACCTTTAATTGCATTACAATATCACGAAGTTCGTATTACTCTTAAATTTAGAAGTTTCTCTGAATGTATTAACTATGCTGGTACTGCTGATACTACTATTCCTTCTGATATCGGTATTTTTGATGACTCTTTTTTATTAATAGACTATATATATTTAGATTCTGAAGAACGTAAGCGATTTGCTCAAGCTTCTCATGAATATTTAATTGAACAATTACAATTCACTGGCTCAGAAACATTAACAGCTGTAAATTCTAAATACAAGCTTAATTTTTACCATCCTTGTAAATACTTAATATGGGCTATTCATCTTGAAAGATATTATACCAGTCAATACTGGATTACTTGGGCTAACAGTAAAACTGATTGGAAAAATGCATCAGAACGTTTTGCTAAAATTTTATATATTGCTACCAGAAATAATATTATAAAATTAGATAATGGTTTTTGGATTTATGGTTATACCGTAAAAAATGGAGATCTTATGGATTTTTTACCTAATTCAAATCTTAAAGATAATATTTTAGATTTATTAAAAAAAATAGAAGTTAAGGTTATAATTACTAATGATGATAGTGCAGAATATGTATATATTGGTGATAATGCTGATGATGTACTTGAAAATATTGTAGTATTAAAAAATAATTTAATTTTTGAAGATTTGTCTAAAAATATTAAACAATTAGTCGATGGTGGTGTTAATCAAAATATACTTAATTATTATTCTTACAGAATTGTTGATTATTTTAATTATGGAAACTTTATTAATGGTTCCGATAATCCTGTTTACAATGCCAAATTACAATTAAATGGTCATGACCGCTTCCAAGATAGAGATGGACACTACTTTAATTATGTTCAACCTTCTCAACACTTCACAAATACTCCAGCAGATGGTATAAATGTATATTCTTTTGCACTTAAAGCTGAAGATCACCAACCTACTGGTACGTGTAATTTCTCTCGTATTGACAACGCTACTTTAAATCTTCAAATAGGATTATATAATAATTTCAATTCTAATTATATCACTGATTATTTAGGTAACTTGTCATCCATTATAAACATATATACCCAAAATTATAACGTGCTTCGCGTGATGTCTGGTATGGCTGGTACTGCATATAACAATTAAAATAATTTATCTGTATAATTAAAATAATTTTTTTATATGTATCTTTTATTCTATAATTTACACCGCCGAAGATTTAAAATGCCTATTTTTTATAAATCGACTTTAATAAAATATTATAATAATAAAAATGAATAGTAAGAGGTCTATTATGACTTGTTCGTTCAGTTCCTGCTTTTCTCTTATAAAAAGAGCATATAATGTAGGAATTATAAAAGATACACATTAAAACTCATCAGTTAGGGTTGTCGCCTTAACAAAATCATAATTTACACGCTCTGCAATCGGCAAACCTTAAAGTTTTATTTTTTGACATTTTTTTGTCTCATTTTAAATCTTCAAATGTTTTTCTATTATAATTTATTATTCTCATATTGGTTTTTGATTCTTTTCATGTTTAGCTATCCTATTTTTGTAATATGAATTTCATTTTCAATACATTTATAAAATGCTAATAATGTAATGTTCAAAGTTGTAAAATATATATAACTATAAAAAATATTTAAAAAATATTTTTCAATAATTTAAAAAATATATTATAAAATTCTTTAAAATTTATTATAAAAATATTAAAAATATTTAAAAATATAAAAATTCGCATTATATTTTTTTAATTAAAATAAAAAAAATCTAATATTATTTATATCTAAATGGGTGGTGGTTTAATGCAACTCGTCGCTTATGGCGCTCAAGATGTTTACCTTTCCGGTAATCCCCAAATTACTTTTTTTAAAGTCGTTTACAGACGTCACACAAACTTCTCAGTTG